AAGCTGAGCAACTGGTCAAAGACCTCATTCAGTTCAAGTTGTGTGACCTCGGTGATTTCCCCGATGAAGGCGAACCCGCATGAACCACGAACAATTTATCGAGAAGAACATACAGGCCGAGTTAACCAAGCTCGGCTTTTCTTTGTCTATCGCAGGAATGGCAAGTGACAGAGCGGTAGAACATTACCGCCGTTCTGGTTCAGCGAGCAGAAAGGGTAAGAAGTTTGAGGATTGCCTGAGTGTTGCTAAGGCATGGGCAAGTAAGTATTCAGTCGAGAAGCCCAAGAAAAAATGATTATACAAAATTCTGCAAAGCATCCACATTCGGGTGCTTGATAGAGGTTTGTATAGGTTTTGGGCTTCGGTGGTCTCGGCCGAATAGCGGCTTATATAAACCAGACCAGTTATTTATTCTAATTTATGGGGAAATGGAACATGGGACAACAAACAAATCAGGTTGGTTGCCCTAGCAAGCTGACTGGCGAGCTAATCGCTAAGGCAAAAGAATATCTGTATGGCGGTTACAAAGATGAAGAAGAAGCGGTCATTCCAAGCGTTGCAGGACTGGCCTGTTATCTCGCTATAGCGCGTTCAACTGTTTATGAATATGCGAAGCAATCAGAAGAGTTTTCGGACACGTTAGAAAGGATTTTGGCGCTACAGGAGAGTAGGCTGATTAATAAAGGCCTGTCAGGTGATTTCAACGCGACTATTACTAAGCTGATGCTGGCTAATCACGGTTACTCTGATAAGCAGGAAATCGATCACCGTTCCCCTGATGGCTCAATGTCCCCGCAACCCACCAAGGTCATTCTGGTTGCCGGAGGTCAGAATGACAATAGCGAGAATTGAACTCCCGCCCAAACTCATTCCGGTATTCAGTGGTGACTATCGTTATCGCGGTTCATACGGTGGGCGTGGATCAGCCAAGACTCGTTCATTTGCATTAATGACAGCTATTCGTGGCTACATGGCAGCACAGAACGGACAATCGGGCGTGATACTCTGCGCTCGTGAGTACATGAACTCCCTTGAAGAATCATCAATGGAGGAAGTGAAACAAGCAATACGCTCTGTTCCGTGGCTGGCTAACTTCTACGAGATTGGCGAGAAGTACATTCGAACAAAATGTAAGTCAGTAAGCTATGTATTTGCTGGTTTGCGTCACAATCTAGACAGCATCAAATCAAAGGCCAGAGTATTGATCGCGTGGGTTGATGAAGCTGAGTCTGTATCAGAAACCGCATGGACAAAACTCACACCAACAGTTCGTGAACCGGGTTCTGAAATTTGGGTGACGTGGAACCCAGAAAGAGACGGAAGCGCCACCGATAAACGATTCAGAGAGAACCCACCGGAAAACTCGATAATTGTCGAGATGAACTACAACGACAATCCGTGGTTTCCGTCTGTGCTGGAAGAAGAGCGGCTGAGTGATCAATCACGTCTTGACCCGAACACCTACGCTTGGATATGGGAAGGGGCTTATCTCGAAAACTCCGATAAGCAAGTTCTAGCTGGTAAGTACAAAATCGAATCATTCCCTGATGACCTATGGCAGCAAGCGGACAGGCTACTGTTTGGTGGGGATTTCGGCTTTGCTCGGGATCCCAGTACTCTTCTCCGTATGTTCATTCTGGATAACATTCTGCATATCGAATATGAAGCCTACGGTATAGGGGTGGAACTCGACCACATGCCAGCATTTTACGAAAAAATATCCGAAGTGCGTAAGTGGCCGATAAAAGCTGACTCCGCCAGACCGGAGACAATCAGCTATCTCAAGCGGCAGGGATTCAATATCTCAGCCGCCAAGAAGTGGCAAGGCAGCGTAGAAGATGGCATTTCCTACCTGCGCGGCTTCACGAAAATCATCATCCATCCACGCTGCAAAGAAACAGCAAAAGAAGCCCGTCTCTACTCATACAAGACAGATCGTATCACGGGCGACGTTCTCCCCACGATTGAGGATAAGCACAACCATTGTTGGGATGCTGCTCGTTATGGGCTGGATGGGTATATCAAGGGTCGCACAACAGTTTGGGACATCATGTAATGGCAAAAAAGACATTCATAGGCCGTCTTACTGATGGCCTACACAGTATGATGACGTCACTCGGTGAACGAGTGGCAGCAATAAAATATGTGAGCAATAAGGCGGACATTCAAGATAAAGAATTGCTCGCCATGTACAAAAACTCATGGGTGGTGAAAAAATTTATCGACAAGACCGCCTACGACATGCTGAAACTGCCTCGCGAACTTTCTGGCGATATCGACGAAGAACTGAAAACACGGATAGAAGACATCGAGCGCGAGTTAGATGTGTACGGCATCTATCGTGATGCTCTGACTTGGGCATCATTGCTGGGGGATTCGCTGATAGTGGCGGTGACTGATTGTCCTGATGAAATGATTAGTGAACCGCTAAATCTCCAGTCAGAGGATATCATCAAGTTTCTGGTTCTGAGAAAGGGGGAATACTCACCCTCTGATAAAGTCATCTCTGATATTGCCTCACCATATTTTGGGCATCCTCAGACCTATCAGCTCAGTATCGGCAGTCAGCAACTTAAGTTTCACCATTCACGTTGTCACCGTACAAAGCTGGGTCAACGCAGCCTGAAAGATATCGCCAAACACGGCACGTCAGACATTCAAGCATCATATGAAGCCATCAAGATTTTCGATACAACCATAGTCAGCACAGGCGACACAATCCAAGAGGCAAACGTTGATGTGATATTCCTGCCGGGACTCAACAACCAAATTGATACTGGACAAGAAGCACAGGTGATTGAGTATGCCCGAGTGATGAAACAGACCAAGTCGTCAACGGGGATGATGCTGATAGATGCTGGTGATAGCGCGATGCAGAGCCGCTATGAACAGAAAAACGCGCAATTTAATGGTCTCTCCGATGTGATAACCCGAATGATTAACGTGCTGGCGGGAGCGCTGGACAGACCAATCACTATTCTGTTTGGTCAATCTGCTAGCGGATTCGCCTCTGGTGAAGAAGATAACAAGGCGTACTACGAGACCATCAACGGCTTGCAGGAGTCCAGATTGCGTCCCATGCAGGACTTCGTTGATCAGTTCATTCTCGACAAGCTAACGATTGATGTTGAAATCAGTTACACCTACCCTTCTATCTACAGCGTCAACGAAGCAGAACAGGCGAACCGATTTGGACAGTATGCAACGGGATTCACAGCAATGGTTCAGGCGGGCTTTCTTCCCGAAGACATGGCATTGCGTGAGATGGTTGCTCGCGGCGTTCTGACCACGGTTACAGAAGAGGATATTAGTTCATTGGCAGGAGTAAATAATGAGCAATGGAGCAATCAGCCTGAAAGAGATGCTGGAGCGCAAGCAGGGGCGACTCAAATCCCGCAATCGGCTAATGCGTCCGCCTACTCCCAGTAAAAGGACAGAGGTTTGGTATCGTGACAGGCTCATTGAATTTATCAGGATGATGCAGGATGTCGTGATAGAAGACCTGCAAAAACCGATACTGAATGACGCACCAGATTCACCTCCCCTCTCAATTACCGCACGACTCTCACGAGCAATCCAGAAACTGGCGAATATGTCCATTCTCGATATGGCACGGCGGTTGTCATTCGGTATGGTCAAACGCGCCAATGAGCAAAATAAGTCGCAGACGCAAAAGACCTACCAGTCTGTATTTGGGATTGATTTGACAGGCATGTTGGGTGATGGCGCAGTAAAGAGTCAGCTCGACGGCGCGTTAAAAGAGAATGTTAACCTAATCAAATCGATACAGACGGATTTCATCAACGATATCGGGGAAAAAGTTTTCACCAACCTCACCAAAGGCGGGCGACATGAGAATTTAGTCTCTCTCATTCGTGAGCGTGGTCAGGTCACACAAAGCCGAGCAAAACTCATTGCCCGTGACCAGACCGCGAAACTCAATGCCGCCCTGACCGAGACAAGGCAGAAAGCGCTTGGACTTGACCTGTACGAATGGGGTGGCGCGGGTGATGAGCGAGAACGGGTAACCCATGTCGCTCTGAATGGCAAAACCTGCAAATACTCAGATCCCACCGTCTATTCAGACGATGGCGGTAAAACGTGGAAGAAACGCTCAAGTATCAAAGGGTATGAAGGTGCACCCGGCACAGATTATCAGTGTCGTTGCGTGGCTCTTCCAAAAGTCTCATGGGATTAATTCATGACGTGGAAACGAACACCGCAGGGTTACGTTGAAACCTCTGCGCGGATAACTCGTGCTGGCCCAGTGGAGTATTACGGACACGAAGTCGGGTTAACCGGAAAAGACATCAATAAGAAGATCACCATTCACCGCACCATCGAAGAACTCTCTAAGCCTGAAACCCTAAAATCATTTGACGGATTAACACTGACGCTAACGCATCCAGATAGCGGTGAGGTTAACGCTGACGAGTGGAAGGATAAGACTATTGGTCACATTCAGAACGTTAGGGCTGACGGTGATTACATCGTCTGTGACGCTTATCTGAAAGATGCCAAGGCCATTCAGGTATTGGAGGAAAAAGGGATACGGGAACTCTCTGTGGGCTATGAGCCTGCTGAGTTAATTGAGAAAAACGGTGGATTACATCAAATCAATATTCGCGGCAATCATGTTGCCGTAGTAGCTGAGGGGCGCTTAGGCGACACCTGTAGATTAAACGACAAGAAAGGTAGACCAATGATTAAGACATTGAAAGATGCCATTGCATTACTCAAGGGTAAGCGCACTAAAGATGCCGAGGGGCAACCTCTGACCGAGGAAGAGCTGATCGGCATGATTGATGCACTGGAAAAAACACTGCAAGAACTGGAAGGCAATGCAGCACCAGAGACCACAGCGAAAGCGCAGGAAATCGTGGCTCAACTGGCGGAGCTAAAAGCTCAATTGGAAGCATCAAAAGGTGCAGCACCTCCACCCAAGCCAAATGATGACGATCCGGCTGCTGGTGGTACGGATGACAAAGACGCACGCATAGCAGCACTGGAAGCTGAAAACGAACAGTTGAAAACAGAAAACGCCTCGCTCAAAGAGGAACTGGAAAAGCTGAAAGGTGAGAGCGACACCAGTTCTACATTGAACGATGCCAAAGTGAGGTTCCCGAAAGTGAATTTCAACGATGCCAAATCCTCGCGTGATGTCCGTGCGGCGGTTTTGTTAAGCACCAAAGTGTTTAACGACGCTCAGGTCAAGGCGATGTCTGACGATGAAATTCGTGCAGCATATGCGGCTGTTCAGGCGACATCAAAACCACGCAGCAATATCGGTACGCATTTGCTTACAGATAGTAGTGGGCAGCAAAAGAAACACGACTTCACCAAGCAATTTGGAGGTAAATAATGTCAGGTAAAAATCTTTATCTCGGCAAACGCTGGTTTGCTGGGCAGGTAGCACGCGCAGGTGAATCCGGCATTGTCGCACCGTCCTACATCAATGCGGACAACAAATCTATTTTGGGCGGTCGTTTCGTTGCTATGGGTGATGCAGTGCAGACCTGCCGAAACGTTAATTCAGCCAATGATAAGATCCTCGGTGTTGCCATGGTTATTGGTATTTTCCATGAGTTCAAGCCGAACAGGAACCTGTCACCAATGACATTGCCTCATGGCTCTGAAATCGTGGTGCAAATGGCTCAGGATAGTCAGTTAAAGATTGGCGATAGCGTCACTATTGTTGTTAAAGACGCAGATGCAGGAACAGCAAGCCATAACGGTGATATCAAAACCAATTTCTATGTCACTGACGTAAATGGCTCATTAGCCAAAATCATGCGCAGTGAAGTTATTAATCAAGCCAGTGGCACAGGAGCGCAATAATGGATGCAGTTGATATTCAAGACACCCTTGAACAAACAGCGATTGAGTTCGATAACACGTTTGAGAAACAGGAATACCCTGATGTTCAATTGGGTAAGTTCATGAGCATTACCCAGAAAGGGAACGTACAAACCACTGATGTTCTGTATGGACAGGAGAAAGGCACTCAGGATTTAGATAACGGTCTTGTTGATGAGAGCACCACATCTATTGAGCTGGAAGATGTCAACATCGAAGGTAAAAAGATGGGATACATCGACTGGGCAAAAGGGATCGTTTATACCTCTCTCGGTGTTGAGCGTGCAAAACGATTTGGCATTCAGTTGGATACTACCAAACTGGAAAATTTGCGTGGTGTTTGTCTGCGCACTATCCAGAAAACAGCGCTGATTGGTCATGCTCGCCGCCGTGATGTTACCGGGATGATGAATAACCCTGCGGTTAGCATTGAGGATATGACCAAACAGAAGCCTATTTCTGCAATGTCAGGATCTGAGGCGCGCTCGTGGTTCATTAATCTGATTAAGCTGGGATATAACGCCAGTGATCAGATAGTGATGCCAGATACCATCGCAATTGACAGCATGGATTTGCTAACCCTCTCCGGTCTGTATGATGCCTCTATCACCAATGGAGCGACCAACATCAACGCACTGGCCGCGATTAAAGAGGCACTGCGTGAATTTGCCCAGACCGACATTAATATCATCGGCGTACCCATGGGATTTGCTCAGGGCATTGGGACTCAAGGCGCTAACCGTGCCTGCGTCTACACCAACAAAGAAGACACAATTTTCACTGACTGGGCAAGAGCGCCAGCTACTGGCTCAGTGTTCCAGCGTTCTTCACTGAGTTGGGAAGTCCCATTAGAGGCACAATTTACAGGTGCAATCATCCGTAAACTCGACCGATTTATCTACGTCGATTACCTGTCCAAAAAATAACACAAGGGGGTAGCATGGATTTTCTCACCCGTTACCCCGAATTTGCCAAAGTTGACAAAAATCGCATCGAGATAGCGCTACAGGATGCTGCTAACCAAATGAGCAGCAAAGTGTGGGGCAAACTCTATGAACAAGGGCGGCAGGCTCTTGCCGCTCACCTCCTCTATGTCTCTGGCGCATTAACCCGACGCGGTAACAGCAACGGAAAACCCGTACAAATAGCAATGAGTAAATCAGCGGGTGGATTGTCCATCGGCTACTCTGCGCCTGATGCGGGGTTCGGAGCTAACCATGAGGGCTATGCGTCCAGTTCCTACGGGCAGACGTATTTGAGTCTGCGTAAGTTGGTCTCTCGACATATGTTGGTGGTGCGATGATTAGAAACTCTGGCAATTTTCAAGGGGATGGACTCAAGGCGTTGGCGGCAAAACTACGTGAGATGGAAAAATTACGTGTTTATGTTGGAGTGCCAGCATCGAAAAATCAAAGGAACGATGAAACAGGTATTAGCAATGCAGTTGTCGCGGCTGCTCATGAATTTGGTGTGCCTGGTCATATTCCTGAGCGTTCTTTTTTGCGTTCAACGGTAAACGAAAACAAAGAGAAAGCGGCAAAATTTCTTGCTGATAGCATACGTGAAGCACTGCTGACTGATAGTGATAAAACAACCCCGTTTGCTCTGCTTGGTGAGAAAATGGCAGGAGAAGTTAAACGGAAGATTCTATCTGGTATTAATCCGCCGTTAGACCCTAAGACTATCAAGCGTAAAGGCTCATCTAAGCCATTAATTGATACGGGGCAACTTCTCCAGTCAATAACCTATGAGGTACGCGAAGATGGATAATTTTGTTGATGAAATCTTCGATGACGAGTTCTTCCGGCAGGAACATGAATTCACTTCTCCTGATGGTAATAGCCGAAAACTGGTCTGTATCGTTTTCCCAGCCGGAGAGGATGACCTGAAAATCCTACCGGAGGGGGATCGCTATAACCCAACTGTCAAAGTACTGACTCAGGAAGAAGTGAAAGTGAAAGATTTACTCTTCTGGAATGGCTACCGCTGGCGCATCGTCAGTAATGCACGTTGGAATGACTATGGATACTACGACTCTCTCGCAACTCGATATGAGGGCAGTCAGACAGACGATAGCGACGGTTTTGAAATCACGTAAGGAATTGCCAGTACTGGATGGTGACGGTGAAACTGATGTGTCCGATATAAAAGAGTTTATTACGGTCAATCGGGTGACATCGGAACTGATAGGCGAAGAATACAAGTTCGATGCAGACAGGGAAGTCGAAATCATCACCGTTACTCGTGAAACTATCGTGTCTGTTAATGCTTTCGGCAAAAACTCATATCTCATTATTGAAAAACTGGCCACTGTTCTGAGAACCAGCTACGCGCAATCCCTGCTTACCCGTATCGGGGCTGGACTGGTCAGGAAATCCCAGATTCGAAACCTGCCTACCGCCATTGCGGGGGGTAAAGAGCAGCGGGCGCAAATCGATTTAACTCTCTCTCATATCCACCGAATAGAAACGCCAATGAATCAGGCGAGAACGGTCGATATTACTGTTTATGAGGATTAGCAATGAGCTTATCTATTAAAGAGGTGGTCAATGCTCAGATCATGCCACAGGCAATGGCGGCACAGCGCCGTGATTTGAGCATGGTTGCCATTTTCACACCTGAAATCGGGAGTGCGTTCACGAATGACACGACACGTTACGTTATTGTGTCCAGTGCGCAGGATGCCGCTAACCTGTTCGGCACGAAATCAGAGGCATATAAAGCGGCACAATCGTTGTTTTCTGTGCGCCCTACTCCAAAGCGCGCCTTAATCGCTCGCTGGGCAAAGGCAAAGCAGGAAATCCCCGCGACCGCCAATGCGCTGAGAGGTTCGACAATATCAGCGGGTATTAACGCATTCAAAGCTATTACTGACGGATCAATGACACTGAATGTCGGCGGTAAAGATGTTCTGCTTTCCACCCTGAATTTCAGCAAGGCGATTGATTTTTCTGATGTCGCGGGCGTTATACAAAAAGGTCTACCTGAAAACAGTAATCTGTCTGTTATCTGGGATGCCACAGGACATCGGGTCATCATTCAGGCACAGGCAGCCGGAGCCAATCCAGCGACCAAACTCGGCTATGTCACTCAGTCAAATGTGGGAACCTATGTCGGCAATATGCTGAAACTGGAAGACGGACAAGCCTCGATTGTCGTTGGCAAAGCGGCGGTCACGGTTGAACAGGAATTGCCGTCCGAAGCACTGCATAAACTCCAGAACGTGTATCAGGACTGGTACGGCGTGTATTTTGCTGACGCTATCACTGATGAGCAATTGGATGATGTGCATACATGGGTAGCATCGGCGGAGATGAAAGTCGCGGCATACACTGCCCTGCGCGATGAGCTGCTTGATTGGGACAATAACAATATCCTGAAAAAGCTGTACGACAAAAAATCAGGTCGCCTGATGGTGCAGTACAACAAAACAGGTGATGACCACGCCGCCGTTTCTCTGCTGGGGATTGCATTATCTACCAACTGGAACGCGCAGAACTCGGCCAAGACCGTCAAGTTCAAACAGCAAACGTCCGTGCGTTCTGATGACCGGATAACTTTATCCGATGCTGAGAAGTGTAGGCGCTTAGGCGTGAACTTCTATACCGACTATGACAGCGTCTCAATGCTGGCTGAGGGTGTCATGTTGGGCGGTGTGTTCATTGATGAAACCGTCGGCCTTGATGCTTTCTTGGATGCTTGCCAGAAACAGGCGTTCACTACCCTACAGGCTAACCCCACCAAAATTTCACAATCTGATAAAGGTCAGGCGATGTTGATCGGCGCTCTGACCGTCATCGGTAATGAGTTCGTGCGCAATGGGTTTCTGGCGGGTGGACTCTGGCGTGGGAATGATATTGGTGAGCTAACCTATGGTGACAGACTGGACGAGGGGTTCTATTTCTACTCAGACAGTTATGACCTGCAATCAGAGGCTGATCGTGAAGAACGTAAAGCCATGCCGATTATGTGTGCAATCAAACTGGCGGGGGCTATCCACTCCGTTGATCTGCTAATCCAATTTAACCGCTAAGGGGCAAACATGGCTCAATATAATCACGCCCAATCCATACTGACTATCTCCGGTTATGAGATTACAGGCTATGAGAACACGGGTGACGCTCTGAATATAGCGCCTGTGGGTGATGATGGCGACATTACCTATGGTGTGAACGGCAATGGGGTATTCGTTGCCACCTGTAATAAAGGGATGATCCTCACCATCAAGCTGTTACAACACTGCGCTGATAATGAATTCCTCAACAATCTGCGCAACATTCAGATAAACACACCGAAAGCGTTTTCACCGCTGCATATCTATTACAAAGATACGATTAACGGCGATGAGATTCTTTTGGAAAGCTGCTTCTTTACCACGCCGCCAACAGCTACCCGTGGTACGACACATAACGGCACAGCGTGGACACTGAAATCCACAACCTCGACCATGAAGCTCAAGAAAGGAATTTATAACTCATGATTATCGATAACATCACTTACGAACACCGCCAGGCGAACTTCATGGATGCCAAGAATCACGCAATGAAGTTGATTGGCCTACTAAAAGGCTGCATCAAAACTTCCGGAGTCTCTGAAACTGGACAGCCCCTCGTTGACGTGGATTTAGGGGCGATTTTATCCAATATTGGCTCGCCCGAAATGGCCGGCGTTGAACAATTCATTCTGAAATATATCACGGCCACGGATGAGTCAGGTGAAACTGTCCTGTTGCAGAGACCGGATACCGCCAATAGCCACTGGAACGCTCACCGTTCACATTATTTTCAGGTGATTTATGACGGGGTGATATTCCATTTCGCGGATTTTTTGCCCGCTGGGGTCGCATCTGCGAAAAATATCAATCTCTCGGCGATCCTCGGCAAGTAAGTTCCTCCTCCTCCGATGTGGACTGGTTGAAAATGACTCCAATCCTACGCGGAAAATACACAGGCCATGACCTGAGAACCACAGCAACCCTTTCTGATGTGCTCGATTTCCATGAGGCGCACGTCGAAGAGTTGCTGGCAAAACAGAGGGCTAATGATGCAAATCGATGAGCTGCTCGTCAGCATTGGCGTAGACACAACACAGGCAGCCAAAATCAATGATGTCATTGTTGCCCTCGCTGCTGCTGCGGTACAGATTGCGAATGAGGCCAACAAGATCAACCAGAATATGGATGATATCGGCGATAACACTTCTGACAATCTGGACGAAGCCGGACAGAAAGCGGATGAAGCCCAAGGCTCCCTGAACAAGCTAAAGCTACTGGCAGTCGGTGTAACTGCTGTCGTTGGCATGGCCACAGCTAAAGTCATGGGATTTATTAACGAATCACTGGCAGGTGCTAAAGAACTGGCTGAACAGAAAGGCTTGCTGTACGACATCTCAAAGCAGGAACTGGCGCAGGCTGACGAGTATCAGGAGGCGATGCAAAAGACGGGGCTGGCGATCCAGTCAGTTAAGACTAAAATCGCCTTAAATCTCGTCCCCTCCCTGACTGCTATCGTGAAGAAGTTCAATGACTGGATAACTGCCAATAAAGACTTAATCACCAAAGGATTAACTAAAGTTATTCAGGCAGGCGGCAAAGTCATTCAGGTTGTTATGAACTCAGTGAAAGCCGTGAATAAAGCCATTGGCGGGACGATTGGCTGGAAAAACGCACTATTGATACTGGCGGGCGTACTGGCAATAGTTAAACGCGGGATGATCATGACGTTCATTGCCAACCCCGTTTTCTGGGTTATTGCCGCCATAGCCGGACTGATGCTGCTACTCGATGACCTGATGGTCTACCTTGACGGTGGAGACTCCCTGTTCGGTGATTTCTGGGGAGCGTGCATCAAGTGGATAAAGGATGTTAAGGCGTGGTGGAATAACTTATCCGGTGAGATGCAGACCACGATAAAACTCATCGGTGGTATGTTAGCGATAATGTTTGGCTCCAATGTATTTCTGGCGGTAACAAAAGGCGTGGGTGGATTTGCTAGTGCACTGAAACTCATCTTCTCCCCTATCTCCCGGGTAATAACGCTGGTCATGACAGCGGGCAAAGCCTTCATCTGGCTGGGTCGGGCACTCCTGATGAACCCCATCGGATTAGTGATAGCATTAATTGCGGGGCTGGCCTATGTCCTGTATGACCTGTACCAATGGATAACTACAGGAGAATCGGCATTCGGCGGCTTCTGGAAAATGATTGCCAAGACGTGGCAGGAGATTAAGCGGATATTCCGTGACGGCTTTAAATACATCCTGAAACAGTTCGGCATGGGTGAGCAGGATGCTAATCGGTTCGTTGATAAACTAGGCGAAGGATTTAGCTTTATCTGGTACTGGATTACCTACCCATTCGTAGCCGCATTCAAGTTCGTCAAAGGCCTGTATAGCATCTTCACCGATGACTCGACAACATGGACACAGAAACTCGGTAAGGTCTTTGACCTGATCCTTGACTTACTGACTACCCCATTTAAAGAGGCATTCAAGTTCGTTCTGAGTCTATTCGGACTGAACGAGAATGACGTGAGCAAGTTTGTTGATGGTATAGGTAAGCGATTCTCTGATGTGAAGGAACTGATTAAGAAACCGTTTAAGGATGCGCTGGATTGGGTAATGGAGTACTACAACAAAGTGGCTTCTAAGATTAAGGCTGTAAGTGATTTCTTTAGCAGTAAGCCCAAAGGAGAGGGTTTTATGGGATATGACGATGTTTCTATGTCTGATATCCAATCCAGCATCAACGCTGGCAATGGTGCAATGATTGGTCAGTCTATTGCCAACGCTACCACCAATAACAGCAGTAATCAGACAGCAACCCGTCAGGGAGATGTAAGCGTCACGCAGCACATTACAGCTCCGTCACCGGAGAAAGCCGCTAATTATGCTAATGATGGTCTTAATAAAGCATTGAAAAATGCAGGCTATAATACAAAAGGAATGTTAACTAACGGAGCTGGGTAATGTTTGCTTCCGGTTGTAGCCTCTAAGTGGTTTAATTAATCATCATTCACTTTGAGAGAATTGTCATGAAAAAACTGTTATTACCAATCTTATTCGCTGCTGTTTTAGCTGGGTGTGGTGAAAAGGAATTAACGATAGATGGGTCAAATCATGAGGCTTTAAAAGCTTCCACCCAAGCTATCTATAAATCCCTTAAGGGAGATGAGGCCGCTAAGTTTAAAGAAGCAACTGTGAATGTAGCGATGGCGGCTGGCATAATAACTGACAAGGATGATGAGAAGGTCAGGATAATTAACGAACTGATCGGCGGCAAGACCGCCAAAGAAATCATCGCGATGGATGAGAAGAAGTAAATTAGCCCCGCGAGGGGCTTATTACCATTTAACCTTTGGTAAGAGGACAGATCTGTTATATTCGCATTCACAGTTATCTTCTATGAGTTTCACAATATCTGTATTTATAGGGAATGTTTTACCACTCTGAGAAGAACACCAATCGCAATCACGTTCGTCATTTGGGCAGTCGTAGTCAAATTCTTTAAGTCCCAGCGATTCGAATCTGTTCAATGTATCGAGCATATTGAACTTAACTGATGCTGAACGTTGCACTGCAAAAAAAGCGTCTTTAGGTTTTTTAAATGTTGAGATTGCCTTTTTTGTTAGTACCTTCATGTATTCTTTTGAATCTTTATCAGCAAAAAGATCTATCTCTTTATTTACTTGTTTTAGTGCAATCTCTTTATATTCAGGCTCTACATAACGAGAAATGCTAATCTCCCTGATCAGAAAATCCTCTTTGGTTTTTGGGTAGATAGGTTGCTTTTGAGTCTTTTCTTGAACATCCATCTGTTGATTAGGGTGATTTTTCTTTCCAAACAGCTTTGATAAAAATCCAGGCATAATTACTCCTAGCAGACTAGAAAGCCCACGCTGGGCTTATTTTTTGGTAAGTTTATCCAACTGGTCTTCCACTTTTGCTAATCTTTTAGCGATAGATGGTAGCTCATCTTCTGGAACCTCGTGCTTCATATTGACCCAGTACTCAATAGCAGCAACCATCTCAGAATTTGCCGAACGCCCATTAACATCAGCCAAATTATTTATTTCATCTTTTAATTCAACAGGTAATCTAAGATTAACCTGAGGATTTTTATATGGCCTTTTAGACACAATTGCCTCATTGAACGTCAAAAAAAGTAAATAGATTATCTAACTCGTTCAACTATAAATAGGTACCTATTGACTATCAATGCGTACCTACATAATATGTATGCGTACCACATACAAAAGAATACAAGGAGAGATAATGAAAAAGCCTAATCCTTCAACGGTTAGATTTCCTTCAGATATGAAGGAGCTGCTTGAAAAATTAGCAAAAGGTAATGATAGGACGTTTAGTAAAGAAGTTATTAGTAGGATAAGGAAGACGCTTATTGAGGAAGGATTACGTTGCTAAAAGGTGAAACTCTGACTGAGCCAACAATCAGAGTTTCGTTATCAAAAATCTATTGGGAAATTTGACAATGAGTATTGTATCAACAGTAGCAAATACTATCAATAATTCGGTAAGAAGCCTGCCGCCAGTTATGCACAACAGAATGCCAGTAATTACTACCGAGTTGCTGGCTAACGTTTATGAAACTGACGCAAACAATATTCAGCAAAACTTCAAGCGTAACAAAGGTCGTTTTGTCGAAGGTAAACATTTCTTCAACCTAACTGGTTCTATTTTAAGGGAATTCAAGAACAGACTGACAGTTAGTCAGTCTGTTGGAAAGAATGCCAGAAGCCTTACTTTATGGACAGAACGCGGAGCCGCCCGTCACGCTAAGATGTTGGATACCGACAAGGCGTGGGATGTTTTTGAGGCTCTGGAAGATTTTTACTTCAACCAGAAAGAAGCGGAAGAAGTTAAACCTAAAACTCGCCGCTCAACGGCGAGTCAGTTAACACCATTGCGCCAGACTGCCGAGCGTTTAATCACGACTGGTCTTGGTAGAATTTACCCTGATATCTGGAAGCTGGTTCATGAGCATTTTGAGGTTAAACATATTACTCAACTTGAACCATCACAAATAACAGAAGCCATAGAGTTTTTAAATGTGCTGGAGGGTGAATATCTTGGCAAAGAAGAATTGCCAGTCCTGCATGGTTATTCTGGATTCAGTGGAAAGCTACTAATGGAACTGGAAAACGGCGAGGTTGTTTATTCCTCAGCACTGACACCAAATCACCATGTAGCGACCATAAATGACTTTATGGAAATAGCCCAACGTGCTGGCTATCTATTGATACGTAAAGAAGACATGCAACCCATGATGAAGGCGTTAGAAGGCTATAAATTCAACGCATAACCCCAAGCCACGGATGGCTTTAATTTCTGATTTTATAATCAATGAGTGCTAAAATTATGATAACGAATCGACAAAAAGTAGGAGGAGTATATGTCAGATAACTTCACTAAGACAGAACTTGAAGCCCTCCTGAGGGCTAACAAAGCCGAAGTTGATGTTGTCGCCGCGACCATGAAAAAAGACATGGCTGAGTGGAGAGAGCAGCAGAACATTCAACTAGCTAGCCTTAATGCCACAATGCAAGCTTTGTCATCTAAAATTGATGGAAAATTGGACTCTGTTGATGGAAAACTTGAAGGCATGCGGGGCAAAATTGAAGGAATACAAGGGAATATCTCTGGAATTAATACAGCCATATCAGGTATTCAGTCTGGCTTATCAACAAAATTAACTTTTTTCGGCATTACGATAACTGTTGTAATAGCTGTGGTTGGGATGGCTATCGGTATGATGAATAAAAATACAGAATCTACCTATCAACATAAACCAACCGTAACCCAGAGCCAGCCAGTAGAGCCATCCCTAAAATAGCCCCATTACGGGGCTTTTTTGTTGGTAGATACCACGCCACTGTATGACACCGGAGGCTCCTATGATAAGTGAGTATGTTTTGCCGACCATTGCTCTAATTGCATCATTAGCCTGTGTCGGATTTAACATTTATATCTATATCAAATCAAAAAAAACCGGTTATTAATCAGTAGTTTTCCTTACCAAACAGCTTTGAGAAAAATCCAGACATAATTACTTCTCCTTAAATTGAGGAAAAGCCCACGGTGGGTTATTTTTTACCCATCAAAGTTGATAATAGGTATTCATTGAATTACAATTGAATTACAACGTCATTCAATGAGAAATATTATTATGGCTACAAACCAGCTAATACAAACCCGTATTGACGGTGAGATTAAAGCAGAAGCGGCTGCTGTTTTGGCTGCGATGGGACTGACTGTATCAGATGCCGTCCGCATGATGTTAACGCGAGTGGCAAGAGATAAGATATTGCCGTTTGAGCCTCTGATACCGAATGAGACAACAATAGCCGCAATGAAAGAAGCTCGCAAAGGTGGCGGTAAATCATTTTCCTCAGTTAAAGATTTAATGGCTGATCTCAATGCGGACGACTGATTATACAAGCCAGTTTAAGCGAGATTACAAGAGAGAAAAGAAAGGTCGTCATCGTGAAACTCTGGATAACGCACTTATGACGGTGACTGAATTATTGGCCTCTGATAGCTTGCTAGAGCCAAAATATTGTGATCATGCCCTTTCTGGTGATTGGAAGGATTTTCGAGACTGCCACATTAAACCTGACTTGATATTGATTTATCAGAAGCCAGACGCTGACATATTACGCCTTGTCCGCCTTGGTTCTCACTCAGAGCTTGGTTTATAGCATCTCTTTGACAGAACAGAATCAACTTGAATATAGCCCTCCCCGAGCAGGTTTTTCACATCTAAGGTCGCAAATGCGGCCTTTTTTTATTGGATCTGACTATGGACTTACTAAGCGGTTTTAACACCATGCGAGCCTCGGTGATAACTCGCTCTATTGGTGAGTTTCAATTTGACTGCGTGGTTATCGAAAATCACAGTTCAAATCTACGTATCACTGAGAACCCTATCGAGTCTGGGGCGGCAATTGCAGACCATGCCGTTCTGGAGCCGAAAGAGATTACGATTGCAGGGATAATGGTTGGCTATCAGCCTCCGCAACATTTCAATAAGTTGATTGGCGGCGACCTTTCTGCCGCGATGGATAAATACCCGCTTCCTATCGAAATCCGAGCCATGACAAAGCAAGCTGAATCTATGGTGAATCGCTATATATCGATGGGTGAATCCATGCTGGAGCAAATAGGCTACAACCGCCCCTTAGCGCCGTGGTTGCCCAATCGTAACGGTTTGGCAGAGGATAGCTCACAGACACTGGATAGAGTAGGCAAGGCCTATAATGACCTGCTTAACCTACAGAAGAGCGGCGAACCTATTACCGTCATGACTGGCCTGAAACAGTATAAAAACATGATGCTCGTGAGTATCAGTGTTACCCAGATGAATGAGGGATCGGCTGAATTCAATTTGACATTGCGTGAGATATTCATTGTTGAGACGCAAACGGCTCAGGGGTTGCATCCCAATATTAAAAAGTCATCCCCTAAAAAGAAAAACATGGGGAAGACTCAGCCTAAATTAGTCAAGAATGACGGTAAAAAATCGCTGCTTGATTGGCTTTTCGGAGATAGCAAATGATATACGAAATACCCGTATCAACCGAAGAAGTTCAGGAGCAGTCTTTTACGCTGTTCGATATGAACTTGAGATTTACGCTCTATTTCAATCCCACTTCTAACGGCTGGCAGTTTGATTTACTGGATACCAACACAGATGAATATATTGCTCAAATGTATGGCCTGACAGTAAACAGCCCTGCATTGTTCACTAAAAATCTCCCATTCATCATATTAATGAGCGATGGCTCTGGATTGGGGGTTAATTCTGTTCAGCGCGGTGAATTGGGAAACCGGTTAAAGGTCTACTTTGTCGATAAAGGGGCATGGCATGAGGCAATTCGGACGACAGATTAAATTAAGCATCGGCAACACAAAAGAATCTATCGAAATCACTAACCTCAGAATCGCATTTGATATCTCCAAAACCATTACCAGTGAACCTAATCTAGCCACAATCCAAATCTATAACCTCAACCAGTCCCACAGGAACCTAATCACCAGTAAAACGTATAACCGCGTCAGTTTGGCAGTCGGCTATGAAGAATTGCGCGTGATTTACATGGGCGACATTATTGAGGCGATAACACTACGGGATGGGCTGGAATTCATTATCCAGTTGACGTGCGGTGATGGCTACGAGGCGTACACAGGCGCATTGGTGAATAAGACGCTGGCAGCGGGGGCGACTGATACCAGCATTCTAGCCGAGGCCACCAAATCGATGAAGGTTGGCGGTGGTGTGGTGGATTTACCGAAAGACAGAGCATTACCACGCGGTAAAGTGTTGACGGGGAATGCCCGCGACATCATGCACAAGATCGCCCGTAATAATGGGGCTGACTGGTCAGTGCAGGACGGCAACATCACCGTATTACCTAAAAGCAAGGTTTTAGCTGATAACGAGGGATTCATACTGTCTCAGGAAACCGGAATGATCGATAGCCCAGAGAAAACCGACGACGGGCTGTCACTGAGTTGCTTGCTAGATCCGTTCATGCGGATAGGTGGGCTGGTGCGGGTTCAGTCCATTATTTCTGAATATAACGGTGATTACAAAATCACAGAACTGGAGCATTCCGGCGATTTCATGAGTGATGATTGGACAACTAAAATAACCTGTATTGGCGGGAAATATCAGAAAGTGGAGAAACAGAGTGAAAAACCCAACACTACTTGATGTCCTGAGCAGCAAAGCCGAGAACGAGCGCCTTGATATTCACACCGCCCTGCCTGCCAGAGTTGTTTCATTTAACGGTCACACCGCCACAATAGAACTGATGATTACCCAAATATTGAGTAATGGCTCGGTTATTGAATTGCCGCCATTGGTAGATGTCATCGTCCAATTTCCGCGCGCGGGAGGATTCTGTTTCACAGTTCCTGTCTCTGCGGGTGATGAGGGGGTCGCAATATTCTCCGAGCGCTGCATTGATGGCTGGTATGCAACCGGTAACAAATCCGTACCACTGGATGCGCGATTGCATGATTATTCCGATGCGTCATTTATTCCAGGCATTTGTAGCCAGCCTAAAAAAATCCCTGACTTCTTCAATGGCGGCGCATCCATGCAAACCGATGACGGTTCAACGTTCATCCGGCTGTCAAAAGGAAAGATACACATCAAAGGGGAAATTTTGCATGAGGGTAACAGCAAACAGACCGGAAACCATCAACAAGACGGAAACTGGAACCAGACCAGCGGCAACAGCGAATCAGGCGGCACAATCAGAGCGGCTAAAGTGATCGGCGGCGGCGTGGATGTTGAAAATCATACCCACCCAGACTCACACGGTGGCAATACAGAGAGGCCGAACAAATGAGAGTACGGCGATTAGATGACAATCATGACTGGACATTTGGCTGTGGTCGCAGTGATTACGCAACCCAATCAGAGGCAATAGCGCAGTCTGTGAAAACGCGACTCCTGTCTCTGTTCAATGATTGGTTCCTCGACCCCGATCATGGTGTGAGATGGTTCGATTACCTGCGCAAAAATCCCAATCTGATGATGATGGAGTCAGAGTTAAAGACGACCGTTCTGAATACAGATGGCGTTACGGAAATTACCCGATTTGATATCCAGCTCAATGAGAACCGGAAATCAATTGTGATTGTTGAATATATAGATAGTTACGGCAATAAAAACGAGGTTAATGCAGATGCTCCAGATTACTGATACCGGAATTGTTATTGAGCAACTTTCTGTTATTCACCAACGACTAGAGGCAGGATTCCGGCGTATCTATGGCGAGGATATCAATCTTGATGCTGATTCACCCGATGGTCAAATAGTCGGACTATTCTCGCAGGAACTTGCCAATATCAATCAGGTCATTGCGGTTATTGTGCAGATGTTAGATCCCTACAATGCAACAGGTGCATGGTTAGAACAGCGGGCAATGTATGCGGGGCTGGTTCGTCGAGGTGCTGAGTTCAGTTATTTGGATGATGTGATAATCACAGGGAATGCGGGTGTGACAGTGCCAGCCGGCACAGTGCTGACAGATGATAATCGGGTCAAATGGATAACACTGATTGACGCAACGCTCAATAACAACGGCTCCGCTCAGGTCAAATTGCGCAGTCAGGAACTCGGATCATTTACATTGCAGCCCAACAAAGAGCTGAAAATGGAAACGGTGATAGTCGGCATTGAAAAGACTATAACCACAAAAGAAGCCAAGGCTGGTGGTGAAGAAGAAACGGACGGTAACTTTTTACTACGGTTTATGCGCTCACATTCCATCAATAATCATGATGACAGGCAAGGGATTGAGGCTGCGTTGCTGAATTTGCCCGATGCAAAACAGGCGCGGGTATATGAGAACTTCACTAACCAGACCGATGTTAGAGGTATCCCGCCTCACTCGATGAATGCAGTTGTTATCGGTGGCCGAGATGAAGATATTGCACTAACCATTCTGAGAAAAAAGGTGGGTGGTTGTGGACTGATGGGGAATATCTCTCGCTCTTGTGAATATTCAGGCGCAGAGCGAACAGTGAGATTTGACCGTGCCGAGATGGTGAATATCAAGGTGAAAATCATCATTGATCGTATCAACGGCTTTCATGATATCGACACAGATGGCATTAAATCCGCATTGGCCGCTACTGAATTTGCTATTGGTGAATCCGTGTATGCCATGCGGTTAACATGTCGAGTTAACACAATCTCAGGGTTCTACATTAAATCCATCACCGTCAATGGTTCTGACTCAACCTCAATTGGTGTTCGCCAGTGCGCTCAAATCAAACCTGAAAATGTGGAGGTGCTGATTGAGTAGAGAAAATTTTTTGATTTGGCAATACAGAGGAAAACCCAAAGCCCAGCAAACCGTTGGGCTTTTGCTTTCTGAGACCAAAACAATATTTGAGACAGTATTGCAGCTTCCCGAAATACTCGACATCGATAAATCAGTTGGCTACGGACTGGATTTGATAGGCCGACACATTGGTATTGGCCGGACAATGAAGTCATTTGTACCAAAAGACTATTTCGGCTGGCTAGGTATCAGCGGGGCGTTAGGATTTAATGACGGCCTGTTTTATCGATACGGCGACTCGCTGCAAAAATCCGTCAAACTGGATGATTCCGATTTCAGGTTCTTTATCAGAGCAAAAATCATCAAGAACTTTCAGAAACCCACTATCGAGGGAATTACTCATTCATTACAACACTTATTAGGGGAATATTCATTTGTCATCGATAACTACGACATGACTATGAATGTGATTGTCCCTGCTGATTACATGACCCCATTTCGATTACACGCCATTCTGAAACTCGATATTTTGAGCAGACCTGTCGGCGTTAAATACCAGTTCGTTGTTGTTAACAGTGACCGTCCGTTTGGCTGGGCGAGTGATACACGCTCATTCGGTTTTGGGGATGGTAAATTTACGAGGATTATCAATGTCAATCATCAATAAACCTGACTATAAAATATTTGCCAACGATGCAAAAACAGGTGAGTTAGAAATGTTCCCCGATATCCTGCGCGGGTGGGGAGTAACTATAGACCGAACAGCCGGAAAGCCGCCTATGGAATGGTTTAACGCCCTAGGTAAACGCACCGATGAATGGATGATGTATTTATCTCAGCGCGGATTGTCTGAATGGGACGCTGCCATCGATTATCCACAACATGCTGTTGTGCAGCATGCAGGTAAATTCTACACCGCCAAAAAACAAACGAACGGACAGCGACCCGATCAGTCACAAAATGAATGGATGTTATTTGCAGATGCTATTGGTATCGCAAAATCTATTGCCGATGCCCTGAACGGAAAACAGGAGCGCGGTGATTATGCCACTAACTCGGCACTCAATGCTGTTAATGACAACGCCAATACTGCCAATAACAACGCGAATACCGCAAATCAGAATGCGGCCAATGCAAATGATAATGCGAATTCTCGTCTGGAGAAAGAACAGAACGGGGCAGAT